GGCGACACCACCAACGTGCAGATCGACATCTCATCCGTCAATGGGTTGGGCAACGTGTTCCACCGGCGGCGCAAGAACGGTGTCATGTGGCAGCGCGGCGTGCCGCTCCCCAAGGGCAAGGTGCGGGTCTTCGTCATGGACTGGCGCGACCATCCGCTCAAGACGCAAGAATGGTATGAGCTGCGCAAGGCCAAATATGAGCGGGAGGGTATGGCGCACGTCTTTGCGCAGGAGGTGGACCGCAACTATTCTGCGGCCATTCAGAACACGGTCATACCGCTCGACTGGATACATTCGGCCATTGATGCACATTTACGCATCCCAGGCTTTAAAGAGGCGGTCGAGGTCAACCGTGGCCGGTGGGTGGCAGGGCTGGACGTGGCCGATGGCGGCATTGACCGCAATGCACTGGCCATGCGCGAGTGGGTCGTATGGCGCACCTGCGAGGAGTGGGGCAGCCGCGACACAGGGGTCACTGCGCGCAAAGCCGTCACAGAGTGCCGCGACATCAAAGGTATCATCGAGTGCCAATATGACTGCATCGGCGTGGGGTCAGGGGTCAAATCAGAGTATAACCGGCTGGTGGACGACAAACTCATCGACAAAGAGCGACTCCCCTTCATACCGTGGAACGCAGGTGCAGCAGTGACTCGCCCCTACGACCGCATCATTCCCGACGACAGTGAGAGCATTCTCAACAAAGACTTTTATGAGAACTTCAAGGCGCAAGCATGGTGGTCGCTGCGCACGCGCTTCTACAAGGTGCATAAAGTGGTCACTGCTGGTGAGATTTACCCCTTTGACGAGCTGATTTCACTTGACAGCCGCATGCCTTTGATTGAACAGTTATGTCAAGAATTAGCACAGCCCACACACGGCAAATCGACTAAGTTGAAACTCTTGATTGAAAAGACACCTAAAGGTACGAAATCACCAAACCTTGCTGATAGCGGTGTAATGATGTATTATCCTGCGGACATCAATTCCTCTCAAGTGGAGACAGGTTCCTATGGCTACTAGTGCATATATTCACCCACTCATGCGCCGTTCAAGTGACATCGATTCGATGGTTCCATATTGGGACAAAGTTGAGGACATTGTTGAAGGTCAACATCGCATCAAGGGCGCGTCTAAACAATACTTACCGATGTTCCCAGATGAGGCTGGTGAAGAATATAAATTCCGCCTCAGCCTAGCCAAATTCACCAACATCTACCGCGACGTGCTTGAGGGTCTGGCGTACAAACCCTTTGAGGAAGAAATTACAGTCATTGGTGGTGATAGCGTACCAACCGAGGTACATGAGTTTATCGAAGACGTGGACGGAGCGGGTAATAATATCTCTGTGTTCTCAGCGTTAACATTTTTCAACGGCATTAACAATGCGATCGATTGGGTATTGATTGATTATCCTGCACCAGACGTATCAATCGTCACGGTGGCCGATGCCAAACGTGCCAACATCCGACCATTTTGGAGCCACATTCTTGCGAAGAATGTTTTGGAGGTTCGCACGGCGGTGATCGGTGCGAAAGAGGTCATCAGCTATTTCAGAGTATTTGAACCATCGTTGACACTTGATAAAAACGACTGCGTTCGCGTCTTTGAACGTGAAGGTGATACGATCACATGGACGCTTTATGAGAAGGTCGAACAACCCAAGAAACCTGAAGATGGGTTTGTTAAAATTCAAGAAGGTGTTCTGAGCGTCAATCTTATTCCTGTCGTTCCATTTATCACAGGGCGCAGGGAAGGTAAGAGTTATAAATTCATGCCTGTGATGCGCGATGCTGCGGATTTGCAAATCACACTTTATCAAAACGAATCGGCTTTGGAGTTTATCAAGACGATGGCCGGTTATCCAATGCTTGCTGCGAACGGGATGAAACCGAAGAAAGCGCAAGACGGTAAAACCGATGAGAAAGTAGCAGTGGGCCCAATGCGCGTGCTCTACGGTGTACCAGACGGCGCAGGTGGGCATGGTGAGTGGAAGTTCATTGAACCCAATGCTAACTCGATGGAGTTTTTGCAGAAGAACATCGACAAAACCAAACAGGATTTGCGCGAACTGGGTCGTCAGCCGCTCACTGCACTGTCGAGCCAGTTGACCAACACGACAACGGCGATCGCTGCGGGTAAAGCGAAGAGCGCGGTGACATCGTGGGCGTTGGGTCTCAAAGACACACTTGAGAACGCAATGCGAATCACAATGTTATGGATGAAGATTGATTACGAACCAGAGGTGAACGTGTTCACTGGGTTCGACAATGTTTTGGATAACGGTAAAGATTTAGATGCACTCGATAAAGCACGTGCGCGCGGCGACATTTCACAAGAGACGTTCTTGAGCGAATTGAAACGGAGGAAAGTGCTTTCTCCCGAGTTCAATTTCGTTGATGAACAAAAACGTCAATTGGATGAAATCCCTTCGGACGGGGCAGACAGTCCACTAGTTCAACAACCATAAGGAAACTAAAATGAAAACATGGAAAACTGATGAATCTGGCGCAATCGTCCTCAAAGACGGCGATCCAGTGTTCATCGATTCATCGGGTCGTGAGATGGTCGTTTCGACCGATACGATTACCAAGCTTAACGGTGAAGCGATGGCGCACCGTAAAGAGAAAGAAAGCCTCGAATCAAAGTTGAAACAATTTGACGGTATTGACCCAGACCTTGCTAGAAAATCAATTGAGATCGCTGGTAAATTGGATGCCAAACAGTTGATCGATGCAGGTAAGGTTGATGAGCTTAAAAAGCAGATCACTGATCAGTTCAATACGCAGTTGAATGAAAAATCCAATTCACTGAGCCAACTTCAAGCCAAGATTGACGCAATGCAGATCGATGGTATCTTCTCGAACAGTGATTTTGTTCGTAATTCGGTGGCAATACCACATGACATCTTCAAGGACAGCTTTAGCAAATACTTCAAGGTTGAAGATGGCCAGATCGTTGCTTATGATAAGGCGGGTAATCGTCTCTTGAGCAAGATCAAAGCTGGGGAACATGCAACACCTGAAGAGGCGTTCCAAATTCTTGTCGAATCACACCCTCAAAAGGATACCTTGGTGCGCGCCGATACCGGAGCTGGCAGTGGCAGCAAGGGAGCAGGTGGCGGTCGCCCCAATCGAGCTATGGGACGTGATGAGTTCTCTAAGTTGGCTCCGAACAAACAGGCTGAGATTGCCGCAAAAATTAAAGGCGGTGAAATGTTACCGTTGACTGAGTAATAGAATAATGATACGTTACTATCTGCTAATTCTTGGATGAGAAGAAGCGCACCGGCTGGATGGCCCTGAAAAGTCAACAATCGGTGCGTTCTTTTTAATGTTCGCACCTTCAATATGAAAGGTTACGAACATGGCTAATACCCTAACTGGTTTAATCCCCGATCTTTTTGCAGCGGTAGACGTTGTTTCACGCGAAACAGTTGGTTTCATTCCTTCTGTTACACGTAATGCTTCGGCTGAACGCGCTGCTGTCAACGAATATGTTACCTATCCCGTCGCTCCGTCGCTGGCTTCGGCAAACATTTCTCCTGCAATGACTGTTCCTGAACCAACTGATCGCACGATTGGTTATGGTCAGATTGCGATCACCAAGGCTAAATGTGTTGAGTTTGGCTTCGTAGGTGAAGAACAAAAGGGTTTGAACAACGGTCCAGGCTACCTCACGGTACAAGGCGACCTCATTGCTCAAGCACTTCGCACGCTCACCAATGAAATCGAAGTTGATCTTGCAACGGCAGCTTATGCTGCTGCTTCTCGCGCATACGGTACGGCTGCAACCACCCCGTTCGGTACGAACACTGGTGAAGCTGCTCAAATGCGTAAGATTTTGACAGACAACGGCGCACCCCCAAGCGAACGCTCACTCATCATCGATACCGCTGCTGGTGCATCATTGCGTACCCTGACCCAATTGACCAAGGTCAATGAAGCAGGTACAGCGATGACACTGCGTGACGGTGAGTTGTTGAACTTGAGTGGTTTCTCGATCAAGGAATCTGCTGGTATCCAAACCCACACCAAGGGTACTGCGGCTTCTGCAACCACCAATAACGCTGGTTATGCTGTTGGAGCAACGACCATTACCTTGGCTTCTGCTGGTACAGGTACGATCTTGGCTAACGATCTGATAACCTTTGCTGGTGACACTAACATCTACCAAGTTGTAACGGGTGATGCTGACGTTTCTGGAGGCGGTACAGTTGTTCTGGCTGCTCCTGGTCTGCGTAAAGCATTGGCAGCTTCCACCGTAGCGATTACGGTTGTTGGTAGTGCTACTCGCAACATTGCATTCTCCAAGGATGCTTTGCACTTGGTTGCTCGTGCTCCTGCTCTTCCACAAGAAGGCGATAACGCAATGGACAGCATGATGATCACTGATCCTCGTTCTGGCTTGACCTATGAAGTTCGGATGTACGGTGGATACCGTAAGATTCGCTACGAAGTAGGCTTGGCATGGGGCGTTAAAGCTGTTAAAACGAACCACATTGCTACCCTCCTCGGCTAATCGACTGAAACAGGCGGGGCGAAAACCCCGCCTGTTCTTTCTTATGAAAAGGAAAAATAATGTCTGATTCTCTTCCAACTGTGGTCATTTCGACAACTAACGGTCCTGTCATAATCAATGAGAGTGACTTTGACCCAAAGATTCATGTGCTCTTTGAAGCACCTGCTCAAGAAGCAGACGCATTCGACCGTAAAGGTGCGAAGGAATATCTCGATTCTTTAGGCGTGCAATACGCAAAGAACATCAAAGATGACGCTCTTGCACAATTGGTTGAAGATACCAAGAAAACAATGGCTGGTGTTTAATGAGCTACGGTACGGCCAGTGGATTCAGAGACTATCATGTTTCCAGAGGTCGTGTCGTTTCTTCTGATTGGGACGATTCAATCATAACTGCTGCATTGCTCGTGGCTTCAGAATGGCTCGACACTGCATATGATCATCTATGGTATGGTTACGCTGTTGGCGGCTATACCCAGACGCGCAAATGGCC